ATTGAAACTAGGTTACCCAAAGAATTATTTTGGATTTCTAGAAGTTTGCCGAATTGTGTTGGCGATGAAGTTATAACTGCCATTTTACATTCTCTTTCTTGATTCTATCCGTTGTTTTTCATCTTCTAAATGCTTAACTAACATGAAAACATAAACTTCTCTTTCGAACGGTAACATTTCCTCAATTTCCGTTAGCGAATACTTATGGTATTGCATTAAGGCGAAATTTGTTTTATAATAGTTCGCCAAACTTTCATGACAAAGATTAATTAAAAAAAACTTTCGATTCCTTCTAGTGTCTTTTTAAATCTCTTGGAGCAGACTGGACATCCATACTCAATATCTTTTGTAATCTTCGGCATAGTGCTAAAGAACCTTTGAAGTTTTACAAACTGATCAGAAGTCAGGTTGTTTAAGAACTCCATCAATTCCTCTGGCTTTTGTTCTGTAGCATGGAAGATCTCGTCATTGTTATAGATGTATTCTATGCACTCAGCTACTATTTCAAATACGGCATCTAAGTTATCCGTATCTAAGTTCTTTAACTTTTGTAAGCTGCTGAATGAAGGATACTTCATAACCACCCCAACATCACCGAATAATTGGATTTTGTTAGTATGTTCTGGATCTTTTGTAACAGTAATGGAACTAAGATCTAGATTGTATTTAACAACTGCCTTCTTGTTGTCTTCACCGTGGTCTTCATCACACTTTAAAAATAACTCTACATTCTCACCAACAGATTTCGCTCTTATCTGAGTGAACATGTATTCCATATCAAAAATTGCTAAAGAATCTGCGTCGATCTTATCGAGGGTGCAGTTAATTATAACATTCTTTAGTGTATCAATCATCACTGGTATCTGTTCTGATTGCTGTGCAATTAGTAATGCCTTTTCTTCTTTAATAAGGAATGGTCTAAATTTAACAGTTTTCCCAGTAGAGGGAATTATCATACTATAAGTTGGTGTCGCATTCATCGGCAATGCCATTATTAATCTCCTTTAGTCATATTCTTTATTAGTTTATTCAACTCAGCTGTACTTCCCACAAAAATTGCGTTATTTGTAATTTTCTTTGGATCATCTTTAATAGTTGGCTCGTCTAACTTTTGTTTCTGACGATGTAAATCTAATAACTGCTGGTTTACATCAGCCAGCTGTTTCATTAGATTGCCAACAACCTCAAATGCTCTTGGATGCTCAGATGACTGCGCTATATCTAAAGCACTTTGTAGTGCACTTTGACCCTGTACTAGTAATATGTGTAAATTTTTGCGTGTGGTTTCATAATCCACATCGATCTTGTTGCCAGTATCTGGAATAATCTCGCCATCGGCTGTAGTCACTATTTCCTTCACATCAGAGGGTTCAACATCGAACACCTTTGACAAATTATCATCAATTTTCATTTTGTTAGTTCGCCACGTTCAATTAGTTTCTGTTTATTATAACGATGCATTTCTTGCACCAGCTCTTTGTTCTCGCCGTTATATAAAACAGCATAGTTATTGTCAATCATCCATTGGTTTAGACTGGTACCATCTTCCATAATAAAAACTGCAAGAATTCTTCCAAATTTGTCGTCATTACTATCAGATTTTTGTGTTTCTATTCTCACCCAAGATCCAACGGGCAATTTCTCAGCTAATTTCTTTTTCGATAACTGTCCACGAACTTTTTCTTCAGTGTTAGTTGTCCTAGATTCTGGTGTGTCTATTCCTGCCATACGAACCCGTTGATTTGCTAAAACGATATTGAATCCAAGATCTAAATCAATGTCAACTGTGTCACCATCAAGAACTTTCAAAACTTTTGCTTTATACTGGTACATGTTATTCCTTTCGATTCACATACTTGTCAAAAATTGCATTGGCAACCCATGCTCCCATGTAGCCAATAAAATACCACTCAGATAATTTGTCATTAACTATTAGATAAACAAATCCCCATGTTGATACAACCCATGCGCCAAATCTTGTAAATTTCTTTTCGTCTAATTTACCATCTTTACTAACTAGATCTTTTACATCAAAAGAACTATGTGGATTTCTATGCATAGCAATCATGGTTAAAATTGCTATGAGTATAAGTAACGCCAACAATAAAGATAGCGTAGTTTTTACAGTAAAAAATGATATAAATTCAGCCATTATGCAGTTAATCCAGTTGTGCTAATTATGCCACGATCGATAGAGATTCCGTTACCAAGACCAGAGAATGATCCTAGTGAACCTGTGCTAAATGAATCTTGAAATCCTGAGAAATTTCTAGAAAATAGATCAATAGAATTATTAGTTACGATTGCATCATTTGGCAACGTAGTTTTCCCAGAAGATACCCAATATCTGTATTGCATAGTTACATTGAACTTCATAACATCTTTGGCGGAATAATCTAATGTTACAGAACTCATAGTTTTTGGATAAACTTCATAGAGGTCTATTGAGTATCGTGTTTTATCTTTTAAATCTTGAACTTCGATCGTCATGTTTGTAGTATAACGATCATAGTAATTATAGTTTCTTGTGATTGGATCTTGGATAGTTGCCATCCAAGAATCAAACAGACGTTTAACTTTAAGATCTGTATCTACATAAAACGACATATTGCAAGAATCAAAGAGCCTTTCGTAAGGCATCTCTCTAATCTCGCCGAATGTTCTTGACTGTGTAGTTGAGTAGTTATAACCAGGAAGTTGAACCTGATCGCACAATAGTAAAATTTTATAGAGCGAATCGTAATTTACGTTAGATGGCGGAGAGAACAAAACTCTATATCTATTTGATCTAGATAATCCCTCTGTTTTAATCTGTGATATGAAATCCTTGATCATGAGTTTGCTGCCCTTCTTGAGTCTCCCCAAACTTCTTGTTTACTTGCGCCAACAAATCGCTCAACTGGAAGTAACATTGCAGTTGCCCAATCTTTGGAGTTAACTTGTCTGAATACAGATCTTACGTTTCCTGTGATATACCGTTTGACGCATGGCTCTGCCATTTTATATCTGGCTACGCCGTCAATAAGTTTCCAGGAATATTTAATTTTTGTAGTTTCATCTATTTTAGCATTATTGACGTATATCAATAATCTGTCTAAAAGAGTTATTCTTAATGAATATGGGAGATAATGCATATTCAATCCCATAAATCCATCCTCAGTTTTACCGAAAGGGAACACCAGAGGGAACTTATCATAATATGGTAGATCATTCTTTGTTTTAGGGTCATACACAAACATGTATAAATGACCTGGGATAACTCTAGTTGTGTTCTGCGTAGTATTCCCAGCTAAAACTTGTTGAGGTGTTATCCTTTGTTTTGACATCAGCAATACCTGCTGGTCGAACCATGTCCTTGACCTTTTAACCGAAGTCAGGAGGTCATATTTGTTGCGCTCAAACACATCGAGCATAGAGGGTTTATTAGCCATTTAATTATTTAGGGGTTATTCCAAGATCGTGTTCTGTAATAATTTTGAACTCCCAGCCACGATCTTTGGCGTATTCTGTAGCTGCCTTCCACTTTGCCTGATTTTTGATATAAGTCATTGATTCTACCAAATATCGTTGCGTTCTTTTCCCTGGAAATTCTGGAGGTTTTGTCTGTTTCTCTGGCTTAACCTCGACCAGGTAGGTTCTGAGAAACCCATCTTTGGCTCTAGTTTGAATCTTAAAATCTACGAAATATCGATGGATATTGTTGTCCGTGGGGCATCGGTAAGGGATTACCGTTTCCTCAGAACTCCATTTGACTATATTTGGATTTCGATCGCACCAGGATGCAAATTTGGTCTCCCAGCTAGATCTCATTATGATATTAGTTGGGTCTCCAGTGTATTTTTCTGGATTTAGCGGTTTGTAAATTCTCTTATGGAACATAGCATAAATAATTACTAGTAGTCTTATTTATTCAACCCACGGGATCAAGATGACAATAGAAGCCCTAATCACTCAGCAGCAAGACCTAATCCAAAGTATGGGTACTACAAGGGATAATCTTGCCGATGCCATTGAAGCTGGCAATCAACAAAATATAAACACATATAAATCACTTCTAGCCCAGGAGCAAGAGGAATATAGATCTATATCTAATCAAGTTAATGAAGCCAGAACTAACGCATCAACTTCGATAGATCAATTACAGGCACTTGTTTATCCAGAGTCTTTTGGTGGAGTGGATATATCTGGGGTCGGCTCGCCCAGTTTAAAAGACCAAAAATATAGCATACGAGATTATCAGTATCCAAATGACCTCATTTCCAATAAAGCGTATGGTGGAAATTATGCTATGTTTTACATCAACGTAGCTGTTGATTCAAAACTTGCATCTAATAATAAAGATACAGATTTCATCGACGATTTTGATCAAACAACTCGCCGTAGAGGTTCTATCGTAGCAAGTAACTTAAGTTTTAAAGAAGTTGCTGGTGCCGCATCATCGGTAGGTGCAGTTAAAGGAGCTCTTGGCGGTGGTCTATTGAGTGGTAGTATTTTTGGTGCAGCTAAAGGTGCTTTTATGGCTGGTGCAGCTAATGCAGTTGGATTTGGTGCTATTGCTGCAGCAGGATTGGGCGGGACCAGAGCGCAGAAAAGATTAAAAACTGCTATTGCTTTACATATTCCAAATCAGTTACAAACACGGTACGGTGTAACTTATAGCGAAGAGGATACATTTGAATTTGCAGCAGCTGCTGAAATTATTAAAGCAGTCCAAGGTAAAAACAAACTAGCAGATGCTGCTAAAGCAGGTGGTGAAAAGGCATTAGAAGCTGGTGCTGCTATTGCTTTACAAAAAGTAGCACAAGCTGGTGCAGTTTCTGCTGCTACAGGTTTAGCGCCAAATCCAAAGAAAGAACAAGTATTTAAAGGTGTTGACTTCAGAACATTTACGTTTGAGTATCAGTTTTTCCCAAGAAATGAAGATGAAGCAAAAAATGTTCAAAACATCATACAACAATTCAAGTATCACATGCATCCAGAGTATAAAGGAAGCGGTGAATTTATATTCGTTTATCCTTCTGAGTTTGATATTGTTTATTACACCAATGGTCAGGAAAATGAAAATTTACATCGCCACACATCTTGCGTGTTACAGGAGATGAGTGTCAACTATACGCCAAACGGTGCATTTAATACATTCGCGCAGTCAAGAACAGGCGGTGGTATGCCAACGCAAATTAATATCCAGTTAACATTTAGAGAGCTGCAAATTCTT